ATATCAACCACCAGTTCATACCTACCGGTAGCATTCTGCCAAAGCACAAGCTTGTCGAGGAAGTCCACCGCCAGCAGTGCTTCGTCGTAGTAGGCAAAGCGAGGCTCCTCCCAGTGGCTGAGGTCACGGTTCACCTTCTCAATGTCAGCTACAAGAGTCGGAAATGCATCTGGATTTCGGAGAGTGTAAGCTGGGTGCCACGTCGGGACAACTCTTTCAACAGAGCTATCGCGGAGGCCTCGAGTGGGAGCCTTCGGAGGTCCGACGCGCAGCGATGTGATGGTCCTTGGATCGTCAACGAGAGCTGAAGTCGCTGTTCCTCCGAGCGCAACAACAGTTCGCACTCCTGACCGGGAAAGCTCCCCCATGAGACGCTCGCGACAAGCAGCTTGCGCCGCCGCAGGAGGGTTCGCGTTATCCGGAGGCCTACAGAGACACACATTCGTGTACAGAACTTCGTTACGCCTGAAGCCATGATACTCCAATACTTTGTCTAGGAGCTGACCAGATGGCCCTCTGAAGGGCTCACCATATACGGTCTCCTGGAACCCTGGCGCCTCTCCTACCACGGCAAGAAGGGGCACCCCCACTGGAATCAGTGAAGGTGCCATCTTCTCGTCTTTGAGCGGGCACCGGGCGCAGTCAGCTCCGGGCGCCTTCGGTTCCACTAGCCCACCCCATGAAAGTGTCGATGTTCCTACCCAGCAGGTCCATGTTGACTTCACGAACCTCTTCGAAGTACCGATCAGGTCGCGATACTGCTGCGGTATGTTCGGAGAGGTCTACACCCTCGATAGCCATGTTGTACGGTAGGCTACTATCGATGCCACGTACCCATGGGTAGCGATCACTCACCCAGGTGATCTCTTCCAGGTGGTTCGCACTCACACCGAGAAGGTGTACTGGACGTTCGCCATACCTCTCTGCAATGGCAGACAGGACGTAGGCGCGTGCTCGCATGTTACCGAGCGTAGTGATGAGGTGCCGGGGGAGGCCGATCGTTGCTGCAGGATACCTCGTCACGTAGTAGTCGACTGCCTTCATCACCTCTGTGAAGTTCTCACCCTGCGCTACCAGCATGTAACTGGTATCTTCCTGATGAGTTTCGTTCTCGGCGAAGAAGTGGTCTATCCTCTCGATCGTTCCCTTGAAGTCCTTCATCACATCAGGGACGACGACCTCGTCAGCACCGACTGCCGCAGCGCGTAGGAGGAGATCCCCGTCGTCGACAGACCCGCCCTCAGCTGCACCGTTATCGACGATGATGAAGTGATCGTCGCTTAGCCAGTTGTACATCCGCCAGTAGTCAAGGTCGGTAATCTGTGCGAGCACGAGGTGGTAGTCGGATCGCAAAGCGGTCTCGTAGTACCCCTTAGCAGGGATCAGTGCAGCCTTCATTCGGGAATGCCCCCCTTGTAGAGGTCGCCCTGCTTGCCCAGCATCTCTTTACCCGGCAGAGGTACGTTCGCTACTCTATCGGTCTGGATCCCGGCGATACCATCGCGGAGGAGACCGAGCTTGATGTAGGTGTAGCGGGCGTAGTTGGCCAAGTCGAGGACTTCCAGCATAGCCGATTCGATGGTGTCCACGCCGAGCCACGTACCAGCACCGTACTTCTCTTCGCCCATCTGGTGACGCTCGAAGGTACGGTTGTCGAACTCCTTGTTCAGTTCATCGATGCGATCAGCGATGCTAGTCACGGTCACCCTCCAGAATAGGATTGAATCTCTCTTGGTTGTATCGACGCTTCTCGTTCCAGACCTGCATCCAGTCGACGTTCTCGAAGTACGAGTGGCCCATCATGCTGCAGAGGTAGATGAGGACGTCGATGACCTCCTCAGCGAGATGCTCCTGGGCGTGGCTGTCGTTCGGCGACACACGGCCGAGCCCAATCTTCTTGATGATGTTAGCGACTTCGCCAACCTCCCCGGCGAGACACAGTCCCAGGAACTCGAGGGACTGGTTGTTCGGGAACCATCGCTTACCGTCCTGCTTGCACTGTGCAATTAGTTCGGATAGGAAGTACTCTTCTTCCATTACTTGATTCCCTGCTCTTTGTCCAGGTAGTACTTCACGACGTCGATGTTGTACTTGTGCTCGAAGGTGCCAGTACCTTCTCGCAGGAGACCCGAATTATCTAGCCAGTCTATGAAGTCAGACAACATCTTCTCAGCGATGTCGTTATCTACTTCCTGACTCTTGGCCACCTGTACTATCATTTGATTCCCATCAGGAATTCGTGTTTCGCGGTCCGGGAGTGGTCGCTGAAAACCCCATGCGTTTCCACTGTACGCGTAATCGTCCCAGGAGTTTGGACTCCTCTGATCGTCGTGCACAGGTGCTCTGCCTCCATTACAACGATGACACCCTTCGGGTTCAGTTCACTGGCCAGAAATTCAGCAACCTGTTGGGTGAGACGTTCCTGAACTTGAAGTCGTCGAGCGAAGTGATGAACGACCCTTGCGAATTTAGAGAGACCTGCAACCGCCCCGCCTGGAACGTAACCGATCCACGCGAAACCGACAAACGGTACGACGTGATGATTGCACACTGAGGCGAAGGGAATTCGGTTGATGACAACCATCTGGTCGACATCTTCCTTGAACACCTTCCACTTCATGCACTCGCCGTTGCAGTCCTTGCACTGCGTCAGCTCCTCCAGCATGGTCACAAAGCGTTTCGGCGTGTCACGTCCGTGGTCAGACGTAACGTCGAGCCCAGCATGAATCTGCAGGATCTCCTCAGCTAGGTCACGAGTCGAACCGATCTGGTCAGCCGTCACCGGCTGGAAGATCTCTCCGAGCTGCTTCAGGTCAGGGTAATCTGAATGTCCGTTCAACGTTAGACTCCAATCTGATCGGGATGCCATACGTACTTGTGGACCTGGACATTGAGACGCCAGGGTAGGTTGTCGTTACGCATGAGGTCGCACAGGATGTCAACAGACATCCCACCCTCCCATACGACACCGGCGTACACTAGTGGTTCTTCCTCCCGACCCTTGATGTGCTCTTCGTAGCGCCGCTTCGCTTCGAGGTAGTCCGTCGAGTCCTTGATCGTGAACTTGATTGCGTCATGGCTCTCAAGGTAGTTCATGTTGTTGCCGAACGTGATGGTGGGCTCATACTCCTCACCACTACCTGGGAGCTTCCAGTCTAGGATGAAGGTATCGATCATGTAGGGCAGGTCGTCACCCCAATCTAGCGCACCATTAGTAAAGCACTCCACCTCAATGGTTTCGCGAGAAGACTTCAGACCACTAATGAACTGACCTAGGTCTGCTTTGTTCTGCAGGAAGACCTCACCACCAGTGAGGCAGATGTTGTCAGCATCGAAGGTGAGGACGTAGTCGGCCAACTGGGTTGGGCCCCAAGACTTTTGGAGAGGAATGAACTTCTTCGGATCGATGGCGTGCTGCGTATCACAAGGCCAGCCAGGGCACTTGAAGTTGCAGCCAGCGAAGCGTACGAACACGGTTGGCTTAGAAGTGTTCGGTCCCTCTCCTTGATAGGACGCATAAACTTCCACCACTCGTAGCATCAGACAGTCACCTTTGTAGTAGTACCGGTCCACACGATGAAGGCCTCGGCACCGTTAGTCTTGGTCTCCTCAATACGACAAACTACGTCACACTGGAACTCGCGTGCAGCCCATTCGCCAATCCACTTAGCGAGGTTCTCCACCGTCGGCTCACCCGGAACCGTCGTGAGACCAGGCAGCGTCCATTCCTCCTGGCTCGGGTCGGTCTCATCGTTACCAGTAAAGACAGGTTCCGACAAAGGCATGGCCCAGGGGTCTTCTTCGTTCAGAACGAGATGGTGGTCGTACTTGGTATCGATGTGGTCGCGGAACTTCCGCTTCATGGAGCCGAACTCCATCGTAGCGCCAAATCGAGTCAGGCACATTCCTGAGTGGAAGTCCTGCTCCAGATTCAGGAAGACCAGTTCCACCTGCATCCCGTGTCCGTGGATCTGCTTGCACTTCGTAGTGTCCTTGGAGAGTCGGTGTGCGACCTCCATGTTGTGTCGGATCTTAAGCCACATCGAACGTGACCTCCATCTTCTGGGTGGCGTAGTTGTACTGTACATGAGCAAGTACTAGCGGCGGCTCTGTACCTTCTGCAACCTCTTCGAAGCGTTCGTTGTGCAGGCGCACGAGTACAGCATTGCGCATGAAGTCATCACGAACGCCTTGAACAGATGTATCGGGAGGCAAGTCAAGCAGGATGCTGATCAGCTCTTCGGTAAGCACCAGCACCTTGTAGTTTCTAGACATAGGAACCTCGGTCCGTGTGGAGTTTGGGCAGTCAAGTCAACCGTTGTTTAACACGGGCGTGTGTAGTGCGTAAAACTCCACACGCCCGTGGTCTACTTGTTCACTTGCTCAGACGGAAAGTGTGATGCCGATGGAACGGATACCATGGTAGTGCGGCGGGACGAGCTGTCCGGTCTCGGTCTCCTGAATGAGCGAAACCGAGAATCCGCCAGTCGTACAGTTGCCGCTGGTGTAGAAGGTTACCTTCCAGTCGGCACCAGCAAATTGGCCTCCGGGGTTGGAAACGAACCCAGCCGAGTTGGCGCTGACCGGAGTACCGTTCGCCCACGTCGCAGGCCAGATCACCAGGCACCCATCCCAGGAGTACCAGATGTTTCCGAGGGAAGACTGCCAGCGGCCAGCTGATCCGTTCGGGCCGGAGAAGTTGATCCACTGGTAGAGGCAGACGCTGCCACTGACGCAGGAGTGGTAGGTGTCTGCTCGAGCAGGCGTGGCGCCAATGCCTACGGCCAGCACGATAGCCGCAAGTACTGCGGCAATGCGTTTGAACATGTACTTCCTCCTCTTACCGACTGGCGACCGCTTGCCGCCAGAAGTTCTTGTCTTCGTACTCGGTCTTGTCCCAAACCTGGAGGCCGGTATCAATCTTGTCGCCGTTGTACTTCTGTTCCGCGTCGTGGATGGCCTCGAGTCGCTCGACGCAGGTGCCGCACTTGCCGCAGTGCTTCTCCCCGCCCTTGTAGCAGCTCCAGGTGTCCTCGAGTGGAACACCGAGCTTCAGGGCCTCGTAGGCAATGTCGGCCTTGGACGCACGAAGGAACGGTGCCAGGATGAACCCTTGGTGGACATCTTCGATGTCCATAGGGTCGTCCGTCTGCAGCAGACCAAAGCCAGCATTACCTAGCACGACTGCGGCGTTTGCTGCCTGGATGAATCCGGGTCGACAGTCTGGGTAGACGAAGTGGTCGCCGGCGTGCACCCCAGTAGCGATAAACTGATACGAGTTGTTGACAGCGACGCCGGCCGCGATGGACAGCATGATCATGTTCCGGTTGGGGACGACCGTCTTCTTCATGTTGTCCTCGGCGTAGTGCCCCTCCGGGACGTCGATGATGTCGTTGCCCTCGGCCTCCTTGTAGTCCGAGGTGAGAGCCGAGTTGCTGATCAGATGGGTGATGCCCGTGAGGTCGACGAGGTCCCATCGCAGTCCGAGCTTGTGAGCGGTCGCTCCAGCGAAGGTCAGCTCCCTGAAGTGTCGCTGACCGTAGTTGAAGCTGATCAGGTGGGGAGTGAGTCCGTCGTTCAGAAGTTGGTACACCAAGGTAGTGCTGTCGAGGCCGCCAGAGAAGATGGCGACGCAATCAGACTCTGTAGCTTTGACCTCACGCGCTGATGGGATGAGCGCTTCACGCGTCACCTTGGTGTAGCCCATCGAAGATGGGATCACGTAGTTACCGATTTCGTCCTTACTCACTTGGGTCCTCCAATTAGCGGGTGGTAGATTTGCTTACCCATTTCAGTTCTCGACATTGAGATCTGTCCACGTTGCATCAACGTGTCGAAGATAGCATTGGCTTGCTGGGCAGTGAGGTGGTACGACTGCATGAGCGCGCTTCGAGCGATGCCAGGACGTTTGACGATAGCCCCGAGTATACGTTCCAGATCGCGTTCGTACGACGTCTTGCCGATCCCGTTGACGATCTCAATAGCGTAAGCGCGCCACTGCTTACCGTAACGGATAGCGTGAACGATGTCTGCCTCTTCAACTGTCACCCCTTCCTGGTCTACTTGTCTCGCGGCTGCTAGCAGGATTGCGGCCTTCAGAATGTTCTTGCTGAGCCTGTCGAACAGTGGCGTCATCAGTTCGGGCTTCTCTGACTCTAGTCCAGACTTGACTAGGTCATTCTCTAGCAGGTTGTAACGCGTCCAAGCATCTGGCGTAAGCTCCGCACGTACGTTTGGTTCAGCAGGTACCTTTTGGTTAAGAGCCCTTACTGTTACATGACTAGCCTGGCCATAGCCTTCGACTAACCTCTCCATGCGTCGGATCAGGAGGTCTCGGTTGCCTAGGTCTTTAACCGTTGGCGGGCCGAGGGGTTGTAGCCGAGACGTATCCGATTCTGCAGTAACGAAGACGAAACGAGGAATGAAACCCGAGGAAACGTGTTCATGAGTAAGTAGCCCCTGCACACGATTACGGATACCTCCAGCGAAAATGAGGAGGATCGGGTCACGAACTGTAATTTCCTCTTTGCGCAGAATTCGCTTCTGCAGTTTGCCGTCATACAGCTTGGTGAGTACTTCCGCCATACCAGCATAGTAGTCCTTCTTAGTGATCATCTCCAAAAGGCCGGAGAACTCGTCGCGGAGGAAGATTGAAGGCCTTTTGGGCCTCGTCGACAAACCCTGGAGCAGACCTTCCACTGAGCCGTCTGTGGCCAGGATCGCATCCGGGTCCACGTCCTGTAGCAGGTCCGTCGCGATGTCCATTGCTGTCGTCTTCCTCGTCAGTGTCGTATCGCCCAGGATCATGAACCACAGGTTCGGTACAACTGGCCCGTACGATGTAGGCAAGGTGACACGACCGCTCAGTAAGGCACTTAAGATGGTAAATGCACCCGCCTGGTGATACTGCGTAGCGGCATCGCCAAGAGAACTCGCCCATTCGATGTATTCCTCTACGAACCCATACTCTTTGGATGCGTCGTCCTCTTCTTGAGGGGTGAGCAGGTCTCGTACGTCGGCACCGGGAAAGACAACGGCGTTAACACGTTCGTTGTAACTGACGAACGCTCGACATACCTCGACCCAGAGATAGGATCGATCCTTACCGTCTCGACGATACTTATTACAAGCAGCAGCCCACGAGACAACGAACACCTCCTCACGTGTCATGCCCATCTCGAACAGAAGCATCTCCAACTTCCAAAGCTTCTCCGACCACTCCCCATCAGGCGTGACGCTGAACAAATCGTATGTAGCTGGAAGCAGGGCGTGCTTGTACTTCTGCAGTAGATCCTCTGGCTCGTCTTTGGGTAGTTGTTCCACAGTGGGCATAGGCGTCTTGAGGAACGCGCTATGCTTGACCTCTGGATATACCTCGAAGTCCCGCACTGTGTAGAGTGCGCCCGAGTACTTGGAAAGGAATACTTCAGGCTGTCCGGAGTACTTATGGTTCGGTGTGCCTGGCACGCGGAGGAGCTGCGTCAAGTCCCAACCACTACGGTCGCACCCATCTCCTGCATGGAAGTAAGCTAGGCGCTTGGACATGTCTTCGGCCACGTGCGGTGGTACTGCGTGAGCCAAACTCCACAGGCCCTGGTGACGACCGGGGGAGCTCTCAATCAGGTAGGAAGGGGTGATGAGTAGCTTCTCTGGTGGACAGCTATCTAGATCCGCCCATACGGTGGGACATTGATGAACATTGTCCTTCCGCCGTCTGGCGCTTTCGAACAATTGAGGGCAGTAGTACACGTCGGCAAGATACTTACCGTCTTCAACTGCGCGAGCAGCCGCATCCAGCTGGTCGGGGTAGAGGAAGAACCGCTCAGTCATCTCTCGCTTCTGTGCACCATTACCTATGGATAGGAAGGCAATACACAGATAGCCCCGGGACTCGGGCCCAAAGGCCATCTTCAGAAATGCTTTGGAGGGTGATTCCATGCACTGCCCTATTTGGTTAGGGATAGCCCCCGAGGGTGCGCTCGGGGGCTATCGTAGGTGGATCAGGAAGGCAGGAGCGAGTTGCCGGCCGAAGAGGTACCGGTACCCGTACCTCCAGCAGCACCCAGTGGGTTCTTGCTGTAGCCTGCGATCTCGTTCTTCTTCTCGTACGTGGTGCTCTCGCCCGTCTGCTGGTTGCGAACGGTGCGCTCGCCCGTGATCTTCACCTTGGCCCACACCTCAGTGCCCGTGAGCTCATCAGCGTCCGGAATGACCAGCTCCTCGCCCTCGGCACCGGAGTAGATGCCCATCGCCTTCGCGAGCTGCACTGCGGTGTACAGTGCCCCCTCGAAGAGCATGACGTTCGAGAAGACCTTCCGGCCCTCGTACTTGCCCTCGCTGACAGTGTGCTCGATTGAGTAGAACGGCTCGCCGCGGTTGTCCTTCTTGCCCGGCTGAGGAGCGTTCTTGACTTCCTTGAGCTCCACGTCGGACAGTACAACCTTGTACCAGCCGGCAGGGATAGGCTCGAGAACCTCGGACTTCGCTTCCTTCGCGGAAACGTTCAGCTTCAGACCCATTTGTCAGTTTCCCTTTTCGCTTCGGTTCTTGTTGTAGTAATTCAGGATGGTTTCCATCGTTACAGTTTCGTCGGCACCGATGATCTGCGGCATCGCAGCGCCACGCACCTTGGCGACAGCGATGTCCGTCTGACTAGTGAGCATAAGCCGACGCTGCTCACCATTGACTTCTTGGTTGTACATGAAGAAGACAATGTCGGGAATCTGTGGGACCTTCATCTGCATCTTACCGTTGAGCAGCGGCATCCACTTGTGCTTGCCAGTCTTAAGCTGGACGCGCTCAGCGTGTGCGTGAAGATCACGTGCATAGGGAGATCGCGGTACAAGCGAATGAGACGGGTCATTCGTACCTGCAGCTTACCCCACTCACGAATGGAGGGGATGTCGGCGTCGCGAGATTCATTCTCAGGATCAGCCTTCATCTCGGTCATGACCTGATCTTTACACTGCTCGGCGATCTCCGACAGCGAGTCGAGTACTACTGTCTTGTAGCTATGTCCTCCGGCTCGCAGTGCGTTGTAGACCGAGATGTAGTCATCCCATCGACGCGCGGGGATGATCTCAACATCAGGATGTTCACGTAGCGTTGCCTTGCCCGCCTCAGCATCGAGGTACAGTACGTTACGCATAGTTGGAACGCTCGAAGCAGAACCAGCAAGCCAAGTCTTACCAACGCCGGCCTCCCCATAGATGAGCATGTTCAGCTTCGAGATGGCTTCGGTGTCGGGCCTCTCGATCTTGAGGCCTGCAAAGGAAGTAGGGGTGAGAACATCGTTCAGCATTACTTGTACTCCACTCCTACTGCACTGAGTTCGTCATCCCAGTACACACCCTTGACCTCATGCGGATCACCATGCTTGTCGACAACAGCCACTTCGGCGTCAGGGCCCTCACCCTCGTCGGCCGCACTCATAACGGCGTCAATGAACTCCTGTGTGTTCATTTCACTGGCTCCATGTACTTGTCCGTAGAGGGCTCTGCCTCTTCCCAATAGTGACGGTCCCGCTTGTCGAACATAGTGTCCAACGTGTACTGGTAGTCCTCGCCTCGTTCCTTACCAAGGCATGCATCCCAGAACGCACAGCCGCCGAAGTTGCCAAAGCCCTTGCAGTGGAAGCGTCCTTGGTTAGGATAGATCGGGAGAGTTGGGCGCGTCATCTCTTTGGCCTCTTCGTACAAGTGCCGAAGACCGTTAGCGCACTGCTCGTCGTTACGGAAGACAGGATGCCATGCGTGGAAGACTGGCCCCTCTTGCTGGAGGTACTCGATGTGATTGTCGTACAGACCTTGCTCGAAGGCCTCGGGGTCATTCTGGGAGACAGTGTCGCGATAGAGTTCCCAGTTCGTGTTCGCCTGCTTGTTGACTGAGAAGAGCCGTCCGAGCCGTCGGACCTTCATAGGCTCCGGTTCCTCAGGTACGGCCTTCTTTATCTCGGCATAGATAAAGCCCACGACTCGGATGCCAAGGAGCCGAAGAGCTGCAACGTATCCCGTAATCTGTTCATCGTTCCAGAGATACTCATCCGATGTCTCGAGCCCTGATAGGCGTGCCGCGGTCTTCCAGTCGCCGATCCAGTAGTTGCCTTCTGAGTCTTCCAGAAGAATGTCAAGACGTCCTCCAAAGGTTACGGGCAGACCCTTCCAGTGATCGTCGTCCTCCAGAGGGATTCGATCCGGCCAGTCCTGCGGGTAGTTGACTTTGAGCCAGTTGATGTACCGTCGCGTACACCAGTCGCACTTGCACCAGAGGTCCTGCTCGCCCGTGTCAGGGTTGAGGATGGGTACTTCGAACTTAATCTCAACCTTAACTGGCTTCAAGCCTGCGTGCTGTGTCGGGGCTACCTTGGTGAAGTAGTAGTTCAACATCTTCACACCGAGGTCAACGCGGTCCTTGTAGTCCGCGGACATCTCAGGATCGATGTCGCCATTAAGCTTGACGTAGTTCAGCCTCTGTTCGCGGGTGACCCGTTTGAACGTCGCCACTGCCATCGCCAGAGACGCCTCAGGGCTGGGATTGACAAAGAGGCCGAGGTAGGACTTGTAGTACTCTTCCATGGCGGCGTGGAAGGCGACACCGAACTCGAGGGGTCGGGGAGTGATTCGGGGGTAGTAGAACTGCCGGCTGATCCAATCCCACCGCCGTCGACAGCCACGGTAGCTCCGCCTCTCACTCGTGTGTACGGAATGGGTCAGACCTGCCTCGATGTACTCGTTCACAGTTGTCAGCATGTAGGCTCGCTTTGAGGTCTTGTTGTTCTTTGTTACACTTAATTATATCGCGTCCTCAAGGGGAAGTCAAGACCGTCAAACGATCAAGATTACTGCCACCATTCCTCATGCAGCTCTTCCGCTTCGAGGTCTTTTTGCCTCTGGTAGTCAGCTTCCCAATACTCAGTACAGCAGTCGAATGTCGCGTCGAACCCCTCACCGGAGGGACAGTCTGCGTGATGAGTGATGCCTACTCGGGTGCCAGAGTCCCGAAGGGGCCTACCAGTGTACTCATCCTCATCGTAGGGCTCCTGCATCAATCCGTCGTAGTAGAGAAGCCAGTCCTCCTCGGACTCGAAGTCTGACATTATCTACGTTCACCACCAGGCAACAGTGGAATTCGCCAGCCTTGACGATCCGCCCGGAAGCCCATGTAGTACACGCGCTCCTTGATTGCTACGTCGAGCTCCCTAAGGTTGAAGGGGTGCTGCATGCTACCCTTACGCGGCTTACTGCACTTGACGCAGACGTACCATCCATACTTCTTCGAACGTGCCTGGCTGTAGTTGATGGCGCACTCGCAGAACATAGTCGGCACGGCGTAGACTTGCGGCGCCTTCACCTCCCCAATGGGACG